ACCTTTAAGAAAATGGATGTATGCAGCAAAAGGAAATGGGTTTTATGAAGTACCTAATAAATGGGCTAATGATAAAGGTACTGTAATAAATACAGGTTTATTTATTCCGGAACAATGGTCTATGCCACCATATATAGATGACTTTGGTAATTCTAAAGTAGAAGAAGCATTAAACGCACTGCAAGAAAAAAAAATACAATGGAAAAAAGATTTAGATCCTGAATCTTATCAGATTAGATGTTCTCAGCATCCAACAAATTTAGAAGAAGCTTTTGCTTTTAGAGGTGAAAGTATATTTCCTTTGGAGTTGGTAAAATCACAAAAAAGAGATATTGAAGAAGGTGACTATCCGTATATGTGTTATAATTTAGAATATGATAATACAGGAGCAATAGTTGCAAGTCCAACAACTAAAAAACCAATACTGCATTTTCCAGTAGATAAAAAAGCAGAAGATAAATCAGGAGCTATTTGTGTTTGGGAAGTTCCTGATGAAAATAAAGAATTCTGTACATCTTATTTTGCTTCTTTAGATCCAGTTTCTGAAGGTAAAACCGTTACTTCAGATTCTTTATGTTCTATTCATGTATATAAAAATCCTGTTGAAGTTCAGCGGGTTATGGAAAATGGGTCTGTTGAAAATTTTATAGAAGGTGATAAAATAGTATGTTCTTGGACTGGACGTTATGATGATATAAATAAAACACACGAAAGACTTGAGTTGATTATAGAATGGTATCAAGCATGGACTGTAGTTGAAAATAACGTGCCTTTATTTATACAATACATGCAGTTTAAACGCAAACAAAAATATTTAGTTCCTAGCAATCAAATGGTATTCTCTAAAGAAATCACACCATCTAAAACACAGTTTCAACAATATGGATGGAGAAACGTATCTACTATATTTAAAACTGTTATGTTGAGTTATCTAATAGAATATCTAAAAGAAGAACTAGACGAGGAGGTAGACAACGAAGGTAAAGTGTATAAAACATATTATGGCATAAGCCGAATACCAGATATTATGTCTTTAGTTGAAATGGAACATTATCAACCTGGAGTGAACGTAGATAGATTGATCTCATTAGCAGCTCTAATTACATTTGTAAAAATACAAGAAGCCGCTAGAGGTCTAAAGAAGAGAGTTGAATATCAAGACGAAGAACATTTGGAAATGTCAGATAATTTGTATAAATTAAAGAGGAGTTTCTTTAGAAATATTGGAACTAATAAATCTTCTAGGACAAAACCTAGAAACCCATTTAAAAACATGAGATAATGCAGATACTTAATGCAATGGATATAAAAAAGGGTAAAAAAACCAAAGATAGAGATTTTGGTGTATTTACTCAGCCTATACAATTTCTTTGTGCAGCAGACAAAGATGATGAATGGTATCACCGCAATTTAGATTGGTTAGAATGGCAAGGGGCTAAACAATTAATGAATAAGGCTAAACGCTTAATGAAAAATTATAAGTTAGCAAAAGGTGTTATTGATAAAACTGATTACATTCCCCACGTTGAAAATGATTACACTGAAATGATGGATGTTCTTACTGAAGGTCCAGATGAAGCACTAGAATTAAAATTTTATCCTATTATACCAAATGTAATTAATACTTTAGTTTCAGAATTTGCAAAGCGTAATACTCAAATTGATTATAGAGCAGTTGATGAATATTCTTATAATGAGATTATGAATCAAAAAACAGAGCAGATTGAGCAAGTAATTATTGAATATGCTCAGCAAAAATTAATAGCGCAAATGTTAGAGGCTGGAATGGACCCACAATCCGAAGAAGCTCAACAACAATTAAATCCAGAGGCTTTACAAAGATTACCAGAAATAGAAGATTTTTTCTCTAAAAAATACGAAACCCTTGCAGAAAGATGGGCTGCTAAGCAACATGCTATTGATGTAAATAGATTTAAAATGGATGAACTAGAAGAATTAGCTTTTAGAGATTCTTTAATAACTGATTCTGAGTTTTGGCATTTTAAAATGCTAGAAGACGATTATGATATAGAACTTTTAAATCCAGCTTTATCCTTTTACCATAAATCCCCGCATGTGCAATACATCTCTCAGGGTAATTGGGCAGGCTGGATGGATATGCTTACTATAGCTGATGTTATAGACAAGTATGGCTATTTAATGACTGGAGATCAATTAGAAAGATTAGAATATATACATCCTGCTACTCACTCTAGGTTTTTGGATAATGGCATTCCAAATGATGGAGCTTTATATGATACAAATGAAAGTTATGATTCAAACAGAAGGCACGGAGTAGACTTTAAAAGAGAATTAGCATTTTCAGGAGATGGTGATTCTCCAGGAGATATTGTTGATTACATAGTTGGTCAAAGTGAATATACCGGTGATATTTATTCTAATGAATTATTAAGAGTAACTACAACTTATTGGAAAACACAAAGAAAAGTAGGACATCTAACTAAGATTGATGAAAACGGAGCTGTTATAACTGAATTAGTAGATGAGCATTATACTATAGTAGAAAAACCTGTTTACAATAAAGTATTTCAGGATAAAGAAACTACTGAAAATTTAATTTTTGGTGATCACATAGAATGGATTTGGATTAATCAAATTGTAGGTGGTGTAAAAATAGGAAACAATCGATCTATATTCATGGATCAGGGTGAAGGTGACTGGGACCCAATATATATTGGTGTAGGTACAGAAAAACCAGGACCTTTAAGATTTCAATTTAAAGGCGATAATGATTTATATAATCCTAAACTACCAATTGAAGGTAGAGTATTTTCAGATAGAAATACTAAATCTGTTTCATTAGTAGATCAAATGAAACCTGCTCAAATTGGATATAATATGTGTAATAATCAAATTGCAGATATTTTAGTAGATGAATTAGGATCTGTAATTGTATTAGATCAAAATGCTATTCCAAAACATTCAATGGGAGAAGATTGGGGTAAAAATAACATGGCTAAAGCTTATGTGGCTATGAAAGATTTTAGCATGCTTCCGTTGGACCCTTCTATAGCAAATACAGAGTCCGCTACTAATTTTCAGCATTACCAAGTATTAAACTTAGAACAATCTAATAGGCTAATGTCTAGAATACAGTTAGCTAACTATTTTAAGCAACAAGCTATGGAAGTTGTTGGATTAAATCCGCAACGTATGGGTCAACAACTAGGTGAAACAAATACAGCAACTGGGGTAGAACAAGCTAGATCCGGTTCTTATGCTCAAACGGAAACGTATTTTATACAGCACTCTGATCAACTAATGCCAAGAGTTCATCAAATGCGTACAGATTTAGCACAATATTATCACTCCAATAAATCATCTGTGAGATTGCAAGGAATGATTTCTCCTGATGAAAGAACTAATTTTGAAATTAACGGCACAGATTTAATGTTAGTAGACTTAAATGTATTTGGTTTAACTAATGCTAATAATAGAGATTTGCTAGAAAAGATGAAAAGTATCTTTATGCAAAATAACACTACCGGTGCATCTGTATATGATTTAGGTGAGTTAATGCAAGCTAATTCATTAGGAACACTTAATCATGCTCTCAAAGCAATTGAACAAAAAGCAGATGAGCAAAGACAGCAACAAGCTGCTCAAGAAAAAGAAATGGCACAGGCAGAAATTGAAGCAAAAGCTCAAGAAGAACAACTTACAAGAAACCATGAGTCTATGGAAAAAGAAAAAGATCGTAGAGCTAGATTACTTGAAGCTGAAATTAAAGCAGCTGGTTATGGTGCAATGCAAGATCTTAATCAAAATAAAATTTCAGATTTCCAAGATGTTCTAAAAGATGTTAAACAAACTGAGCAATACAAACAAACAATGAAATTTAATGAGCAAAAAGAATCTAATAAAACAGACTTTAATGATGCTAAATTAAATCTTGAACAAGAGAAATTAAATACGCAAAAGCAAAACAAACAAATTGATTTAGCAATAGCTCGTGAAAATAAAACAGTTCATGATTCAAAAAAACCTAAAGGGAAAAAATAATATATATTATAACTATAGAATGCTGTTTATTTTAAATACGATTTAAAAAAGTTAAATATTTTTTATTTAGTTAGGCCAAAAAACATTATATTAAATATAGTCAGTAGAAACCAAAACAACCAAAATGAGTAATGACAACAATCCAGTAGAAGAAACTACTGATGGAAAAACAAATAATAATGCAGAATCTTCTACAACGGTAGAAGAGGTAGAGTTTGAAAATATTGATGAACTATTAGGTATACCATCTGCTTCTGTTGTTATGACACCAGACAAAGATGAAAAAAATTCAATATTAGATAATGGAAAAATTGACATAGATTTCTTAGATGAAATCCCGGAAAATGAGCCAATTGAAGATGAGGAAACTCAAACAAAGGTTGTAGAAGCGTTAGTTGACGCTCCTTTTAAAGAAGAAGAGGCAGAAGCTCCTAAGAATAAAGGAGGCAGACCTTCTTTATCAAAAGACGCAATGATTGAAGCTGCTAGTAGATTAGTTGACAAGGGTGTTATACAACCTTTTGATGATGGCAAGAAACTAGAGCAATACACAGTTGATGATTTTGAAGAATTGATTCAAGCAAATATTGAACAGAAACTAGCTGCTACAGCAGAAAGTGCTCCTGTTGAATTATTTAAACAATTACCAGAAGAAGTTCAAGCCGTTGTTCATTATGCTTTAAATGGAGGAAATGATACAAAATCTGTTTTTCAACAATTATCTAAAGCCCAAGAAACTTTTGATTTAGACATTACTAAAGAAGAAGATCAAGAAATTATTGCTAGACAATATTTAAATGTAACAAGCTTTGGTACTGCTGAAGAAATAGAAGATGAAATCAATGTAATTAAAGATAGAGGAGATTTAGAAAAATACTCTACTCGTTACAAACCAAAGTTAGATGCTAAACAAGCTCAAGTAATTGAACAAAGACTTGCACAGCAAGAGCAATTAAAAGTGAGAAAACAACAAGCACAAAAACATTATCAAAACAATGTTTATGATGCTTTGAATCAAAAAGATTTAAATGGTATTCCTTTAAATAACAAAATACAAACAATGTTATTTTATGGATTAACTGATTCATCAAAATATCAAGATTCTAAAGGTAATAATACAAATGCTTTAGGTTATCTATTAGAACAACATCAATTTGGTAAAAATGCTAATCCGTCTTTAGTTGCAGAAGCACTTTGGCTATTAGCAGATCCGGATGACTATAGAAATTCTGTTAAAAGAATTGGTCAAAATGAAGAAGTAGTAAGTACAGCTAGAAAATTAAGAACTAGCGAAGGAGGTAAAATAACATCCTCTACAGGAATAGGAGAAAAACAATCTTCTGGAAAAAGAACAAAACCAAAACCAACAATACAAAGAGGTGGTAAAGGTTTGTTCTCCAGATAAATTAAATAAGTAAACTGAG